TAAGAAAATCTATGACAGAAGAAGAGTTAATATATTGGGCTGCATATTATGATGTAAAAAATGAAAGAGAAAAACAAGAAATGAATCGTCAAAGGACAAAAAGAAGGTAGTATATAATAAAGGTTATTTGTATTTGTGGCACAATCAACAGTCAGATTAATAGTTGATGCTCAAAATGCAATTACACCATTAAAACGTGTAAATGAACAGACAAAAGCATTAAATCAAAGCACAAATAAGCTTAAAGGTAGTTTAGATAAAGGAAATAGATCGCTAAAAAATACAGGAAGTGCAGCAAGATCCGCAAGTGCTGGTGTTTCAACTTTAACTAAAGCGTTTGCTCCATTATTGGCGGCAGTATCAGTTTTAGGTGCAGCAAGATTTGTATTTGTAAAAACTGCTGAGTTAGAAACACAACGAAAAAGTTTAGAAGTACTAACTGGCTCTATTGAAAAAACAAATAGTATCATTACTGAGTTACAAGAATTTGGTGCTGTTACACCTTTTACAAGTAGTGAATTAATAGAGCAAACAAAAAGATTAAAAGCATTTGGTTTTGAGACTGAAGAGTTAGTTGATACAACAAAACGATTATCAGAGGTTGCTGGAGCTACTGGTGCTGACCTTACTGGTATTGCTACTGCTTTTGGACAGATAAGAGCAAAAGGTAAATTAGCACAAGAGGAAAATTTGCAGTTATTAGAAAGAGGAGTTGATATTACAACTGAATTAAAACGAATAACTGGACTACAGGGTGATGCTTTTGAAAAAGCACAAAGACAAGGAAAAATAGGTGCTGATCTTGTTAATCAAGCATTAATAAATTTAACTAATGAAGGCGGTGCCTTTTTTGGCGGTGCGACTGCCCAAGCAGATACCTTAAATGGAAAAGTATCCACATTACAAGATACTATTGATACTCTTGCAAGAACTATTGGAACTGAGCTTGAAGATGAAATAAAAAGTGTTTTAGATTTTAGTATTCAAGCAGTTAAAACTGTTGATAAGTTAATCAAGAATTTTGCTACATTAAAAAAAGCTATTGATGTAATAAATCCTTTTGAACAAATAAGATTACTTCAAAAACAATTAAATGAAAGGTTTGGTAAAGAAGAAAACATTAATGAAACTTTTATTGGCAGATCAAATATACAAAATGACATCATTAAAAAGGATCAGGAAATAAATAAAAATCTTGAAAATCAAATTACTACCAGTGAAGCTCTTAATGCAAGCTTTAATGCAAAAGTTGGTTTAATAGAACAAGCAAATATTGGATTATCCATTCAAAACCAACAAGCCGATCAATTAAAACAAAAATTTGACCAAATTGGACAATCTGTAGAAGATAATTTAGTTCAGAATTTAACTGATGCTGTAATGGGTGCAAAATCGCTTGGTGATGCTCTTACTAGTGTTCTTAGAGGATTGCAAAGGCAGTTAATAGAAATGGCTGTACAAAACGCTGTAAGTGGCTTTGGAGGGTTTTTAAGCAATGCTCTTGGAGGTATCTTTAGCAGAGGTTCTACTGCTGTCCCTTTAATAACTGATAACGTTTTTAATACGGGATTTGATACAAGTTTGATAAATGCTGGTGCATTTGGAAAAAAAGCTGCTGGTGGCCCTGTTTCTGCTGGCGGTGCATTTTTAGTTGGTGAGAAAGGGCCAGAGGTCTTGCAAATGGGTTCAAGAAGTGGCAATATTATTCCGAATCATGCTCTTGGTGGTACTACAAACGTAGTGGTCAATGTAGACGCTTCTGGGTCATCTGTACAAGGTGATGACCAATCTGCTAACCAACTAGGTCAAGTAATAGCAGCGGCAGTACAGGCTGAAATTGTAAATCAAAAAATGGCAGGGGGGTTATTGAGTTAATGGCTTCTTTTCCAACTACTGTTAATCCAAGCTATGGGACAGTAAAAACATCAGAACCAAAAATTAGAATTGCTAATTTTGGGTCAGGATACTCTCAACGGTCTACTTTTGGAATTAATCAAAATTTAAAAGTATATCAATTTACTTGGCAGAATATATCTGAAACACAGTCAGATGAAATAGAAACATTTTTAGATGCGAGGGCGGGTGTCGAATCTTTTGACTATACGCCAGCGGGGGAATCAGCTTCAAAAAAATTTATTTGTAGAAATTGGAATAAAACAATACCATTTTTAAATAGAGCTTCAATAAAAGCAACATTTGAGGAGGTGGCCGAAGCATGACAAGTTCACAAATATCACCAGCATCAACAAAAGTTAGTGAAGAAATACAAAAGTTAGAACCTTCTGCGCTTATTGAATTGTATGAATTAACTTATACTGCCACTGTTAACGGTATTGATACAGTAATTAGATATCACGCTGGGACAAATGAACTAAAAACTAATATTGTTTTTGGTGGCAATACTTATTCTGCTGTTCCAGCACAAGTTACTGGGTTTGATAAAAAAACACAGGGAACATTACCTAGACCAAAATTTACGGTTGCCAATGTAGATAATGCATTATCTGCTTTTATACAGCTTTATAATCCTTTGCAGGGTCAATTACAAAGAATACAGACATATAAAAAATTCCTTGACGCTGTTAATTTTACAAGTGGAACTAATGCTACCGCTGATTCAACAGCCATAGTAACAACGGATGATATTTGGTATATTGACAGGATCAGTGCAGAAAATCCAGAATTTGTTGAATTTGAATTATCACCTAAAATTAATTTACAAAATCTTAGAATACCTAGAAGGCAGATAACAGAACATTGCCCGTGGAGATATAGAACACCTACCGATAATGCAAATGGTGTTGCTGGTAGTACTGAATGTGGATATGTTGGTAAAAAATGTTTTGACTTAAATGACAACGAAATAACTGGGGCTGGTAAAGCATCAAAAGATAAATGTGGACATAAGTATTCAAGTTGTTTAAAAAGATTTCCAAATGGTGCAGGTGGTACTAAAAAAAATCCAACCCCTTTACCTTTTGGCGGTTTTATTAATGCAAGAATACAAATTTGATGACTTTCAAAATAGCAGCAAAACAACACGCATTAAAAGAAGCACCGAAAGAATCTTGTGGGATTGTAGTAGATAATATTTATTACCCTTGTCATAATATTTCAGATACGCCAGAAGATAATTTTGCAATACATCCCAAAGATTTTCTTAGAGCAAGATCTAAAGGCAAACTTCAATATATTGTACATTCTCACCCAACAGGCAATCCTCCAAGTGAAATTGATATAAATTCTTGTAAAGCTACAAAGTTAAAATGGTATATTTATTTAAATACCTTAGACGAATGGTTGATTATAAATCCTTAGTTGGTAGGCAATGGCAATATGGTGTTTTTGACTGTTATAGCATTGTAAAAGATTATTATGAATTACTAGGAATAAACCTGCCAGATTATGAAAGACCAAATGATTTTCAAACTTGCAAAAGTATTTTTTTAAATGATGCTAATAAATTAAATTTTAATGAAATAGATATTAATAAAAGAAAACCAAATGACGTTTTAGTAATGAAAATATGGACAAAAGAACCAATGCACGGTGCAATTCTGTTAGAAAACGATATGATATTACATCAAAAATTTGAATCCATAAGTTGTTCTGAATATTATAATCACTATTATAGAAAGAGAACTGTCGGGTGCTTTAGATATGCAGCATAAAATTCTGCTGCTAGATGAATTAGGTGAGAGATGGGGTAAAACTCATATCTACCATAATTTAAAAACACCAGCGGACGCATTAAAACTTTTATTTATAAATTATCCAGATTTAGCTCAACATTTGGCAATTTCACATGAGCAAGGTGTTGCATATCAGGTAACTCAGGTTGACGAAAAACTAAGCTATGACGATTTGCTATTACCTTTAGGGCAACATGATTTAGTAATTACACCTGTTATTACAGGTAGTGGTGATGTCGGTCAAGCATTACTAGGTATTGGTTTGATGGTTTTTAGTGGAGGGTTAGGAGGAGCCATTGGAACATTTGGTTTGACTGAAGCGATTGCGGTTTCTAAAATTGCTAGTACCGTTGGTCAATTTTTGCTTCTTAATGGTGTTTCCAATATGCTTGCACCGCAGTTATCTTCTTTTGATCAAAGTATAAATGTAGGTGCTGGTGGATATCTCAGTGGCCCTGTTTCAATGGAAAAAGGGGCTGATGGTGAGCAAAGTTATGCTTACAGAGGTGCAACAAATACTGTAGGCATTGGCAAAACTATTCCTGTTGTTTATGGACAGGCTTTGGTTGGTAGTCATCTTATTAGTACAAATATAGAAATTATTGATACAAGCGAGCCATTAATGACAGTCTTTGAAAGGCCATCACCAAATACTTGTAAAGTAAATGGAAATACAATTGATGTAAACGGTAAAAAGTTGGTATCTTATGATGGTTTAAAAGCTACAAGAGTGGGGTTTGGTAAGGGGCCAAATTCTTATCAAGGACGTAGACGTGCAATAATTTCCTCAAATCGAGTTATAAACCTCAATGCAAAATCAAAACTTAAAATTTGCAATAATTTCAAAATTGATGATTCTGGAGATTTTAATTCTGAAGATATGATGTTGATGATTGATTTTCAAGGAATTCAAGATCGTATCGGTGATCCAAGATCAACCTTAATACATGGATATATTACATTTAGAGTTATCATTGAAGATAATGCTGGGGATAACACTTTTTTGAATCAACAATTGACAGTTCAAGGTCTTATGGCAAAAACTCAAAAAATAAGATATATTTTTGGTTTTGATCCAATACCCGCTGCTGATGATGATTTAAATGTTTTTATACAAATAATAGATAAAGAATTGTTATCAGCTAGCACCACAAAAATGACTATTAGACGCATAGGATATAAATTTTTTGGAGGTGGCTAGATAAAATGTCATTAAATTCTAGAAGTGTTATAAAGTTAGTTGATCTTTTATGTGAAGGGCCAATAGAAGGCGTTGTTGACGGTAAAAAAGGTGTTTTTCTTAATGAAACCCCAGTCAATGAAATAGATGACACAAGAAATTATGAAAAATCAGATATTGGTGTTGAATATAGGCGAGGGACTAAAGATCAAGATAGATTAAGAGATCACATGGAGGCTAATACAAATGTTATTGATATAAGTCAAGAAGTTGGTGAAAATTATAATGAAATTTTAAATGCAGCAAATTTAGTAAAAAAAAGAAATTATGGCGGTGGTGAGGTTATAACACAAATAACTGACCCTGATACAGATTCGTTTCAAATTTTATTCACTATCCCATCACTATTTTGTCAAGGTATGGAGGGGGTTGGAAGGGGTGAATTGTTTAATGCCACTATAAGATTAAGAATATTTGTAAAAAACCAAAATTCAAGATTTAGAAGAGTTCATAGTCGAGAAATTAAAGGCATTTCAACTTCAAACTATCAATTTAAAACGCCAATTATTGAGTTAACAGGCACCCCGCCATACATTATAAAAGTTCAAAAATTTATATTAAAAAACAATCCAGAAAGAGACTATGAAGTTCAATTTCAACAATTTGAAGAAATTAATGAAAAAACACCTTTAGAGGGTACAAGAGCTAATCGTTTAATTTTTACTTCACTTATTGAAAGACAAGATATTCGTACAGCATACCCATATACAGCTTGTGTTGGAATGAGCTTATCAACTGAGTTATTTCCAAGCTTGCCATCAAGATCATATCTTGTAAAAGGATTAAAGGTGAAAATTCCACATAATGCCACAGTTAGAGATGATGGTAGTCTTGAGTTCCAAGGTTCTTTTAGTGGCAGACTGAAAACTTATGAACGATGGACAACTTGCCCTGTCTGTATATTTTATAATATTTTGACAAGCACACGTTATGGATGTGGGTATTTTATAGATGAATCAAATCTAAATTGGATTGATTTGTATGAATTAGCCCGATATTCAAATCAATTAGTGGATACCCCTGACGGAAAAGAGCCACGTTTCGCAATTAATACAGTAATTGGTTCACAGGCAGAAGCTTATAAAGTCTTACAAAATTTAGCCAGTGTATTTAGAGGTATGACTTATTGGGGTTCAAATACTGTAAATGTGGTTGCAGATCATGGGCAGTCACAAAATATAAGTAACTCAAGATCAGCCCATAGTCAACACGAAGATCAAGATCCTGTCCATTTATATACTAATTCAAATGTTATAAACGGTGTTTTTTCATATTTAGGTTCCTCACTAAAAACAAGATCCAGTTCTGTTTGGGTAAGTTATAACGATCCTGAAAATTTTTATAAGCCAAATGTAGTTGTGGTTGAGGATTATGAATTAATTGAAAAGTATGGATATAACATAAAAGAAATAGTTGCTTTTGGTTGTTCTTCAAAGTATCAGGCTCAAAGAATGGGACAATGGGTACTTAATAGCGAAAAATTAGATGGTCATACTGTTAGTTTCACAACTGGTTTAGATGGTTTGGCTGTCTTGCCTAGCCAAATATTTGCGGTTTCTGATGAAATGAGGGCTGGTGCTAGATTGTCAGGTCGTGTTGGGTCAGGTTCTACCACAAAACGTGTTGTCACTGATACGAACTATCTTGCAAGTTTAACCAGTAGCCCAAGTGCTGAAATAAGTGTAACTTTGTCAGACGGTACAGTAGAAAAGAAAACTATATTAGAAATAGAAGATGATGGCAAAATAAAAGTACAAGGCAATTTCTCTTCTTCACCACTACAAAATTCTGTTTATATTATTGAAAGATCAACAATACAATCTCAAAAGTTTAGATGTATTGATGTTAAAGATAATAATGACAGCACATACACAATCACAGGATTAGAACATAATGACTCATTGTATGATGTTGTTGATAATACTACAGATAACAGACCAAAACTAGAATATCAAGATATAACTGTTCATAATGATAGAGCATTTATACCAGAAAATTTAAATGTAGAAGCCTCCTTAGTTCAACAAGAAACTCAACAAACAACAAGAATTCGTTTTAGTTGGTCAAGAGGTATAAACGCAGGTAATGTAAGTTTTATCGTTAGATTTAGAATTGGAGATCGTAATAAGAAAACAGTAATTGTAGATGACACTATTTTTGAAATTGATAACGGTAGGCATGGGCGCAAGTATTTTTTTGAGGTTGCAGCGGTTGGTTCAGATGCTTTTGGTAGCAAAAGGTCAAAATTTGCAAAATTTAATTCTGGAAACGGATTTGTTTGTCCATCAAGAAAAGCATTATTAAAAACAACAGTACCCACCCCATTGCCCTAATGAGTATTCAAGTTACAACTACCAATGAAATAATTTTAAAATGGAGAATCCCATCAGATTACAGTGGTAATCCTGAAGAATTAACAGCAATCATAAGACATTCTTCAAAGACTGATGGTAGTGCAGTGTGGCCTGATTCCACATTTTTGAGAGAGGTTACAGCAACAACAGATTACGTAATGATGCCACTGATGAATGGCACTTATATGGTTAAGTTTAAAGATACTTTTGGAGATAAATCACCAGATTCTTTAAATCATATTATAAATATTCCTGATGAAAGACCAAAATTTTTAGTACAGACTCGAAGAGAGGATCAAGATTCACCACCTTTTCAAGGCCAACAGAATGATGTATTCTATTCTTCTCAATATGATGCTTTGGTTTTAAATACTGATGATCTTGTTGATGATAAAGTAGATTTTGAACAAGGGTATTTAGGAAGCATAGATTTTGGTGGAGAACTCCTAAGTTCTGGTGAGTATTTTTTTAAAGATAAACTTGATTTAGGTGGTATCTTTACAGTTGAATTTAAACGTGTACTAACAACACGAGGGTTATACCCAAATAATACGATTGATTTACATTTTACAAATATTGATGAATGGACTGATTTTGATGGTTTGATACCTGATGAAACAAACTGTATTATGTCATTTAGAAAAAGTAATGATGCACCAACTGTTGATGAAATAGAAGATGAAAATGCAGAGTTTGTATTATTAGAAGATGGCAGCAAATTCACACAGGAAGATACGCAAGCTTATGATGATGACTTTGTGCCGATGGAAAATGGTAGATTTACAGGAAGAGTGTTTCAGTTCAAAGCAGATTTAAGTTCAAATGCTAGCGATCAAACTCCTTTGGTTGATGAGTTGGGTTATCAGATATTTTTTCCAAACAGAATTGAAAGTTCATCTGTAACAACTGGCGGTGCAAATCCAAAAGTGGTAACTTATGACAAAGCCTTTTATCAAACTCCTAATTTAGGCATAACTGCTAGTAATATGGCCACAGGGGACTATTATGTAGTAAGTAGTGAAAGTCGTACAGGCTTTTCTATTACTTTCTTTAATAGTTCAAATGCAGCTATTGATCGCACATTTTCATTCCAAGCAAATGGCTTTGGTGCTGAAGGTGCCTAATCTTTCAAACCCATTGGTATAACTGACTTATGGCAACACACGATTATAATTTAGCAAATGCTTCGGGAGCCAGCTTTAGGGCAGATTTGAATAATGCTTTACAGGCAATACTGACAAATAACAGCAGTGCATCTTCCCCGTCAACAACAGCTGCGTATATGTTTTGGGCTGATACTAATACAGGAATTTTAAAAATAAGAAATAGTGCTAACGATGCGTGGGTAGAATTATTACAACTTGATGGAACATTAACACTAG